ATGTTGAATTAGGGTCTACAACAGCATTGAAATCATTTGTATTCAATTTTGCATACACACCTGCGGGGATAGACAATACACCGGGTAACGTAATAAAATCTTCTTGTTGAGCCTTTTTTTCTAATACTACAGTAGATGCACATCTTAATAAAGCACCACTTGTATCAGCTTTAACTCTCAATCTAGTTCCTTCTGAAACTTTTTGAGCATTTTCACCTTCTAATAAAAAATATGTAGCAACACTACTTGGGTCATTAAAAAATTGATTACAATAAATAGTTTCGTATGCACCTGCTGATGGTTTTAAAACAAACTTATATCTTTTTGCAAAAGACGGAGGCTTCATGTCTACAGGTATATCCACCGTAATACTATTTTTAGTATCAGCCAAACCACATGAAACATGAACAGTAGAATTCGGTGCTAATATAGCTGTCGTAGAACGATTAAAATCATCCATATAAACTATCCCAACAGAATAATCTCTATCGCTATGTAAACTTTCTGTTTCGCTTATGTCTTGCCATGTAGCAGACGCTATAGTAGTAGTAAAATATTCATATACAGTATTTGTTGGAGTAGCAATATCATCAACCCAAACCATAGCGGGAAATTGAAAAGAAACACTATTTCCTGCAACTGTAGTTTGTATAGGACCAACAACTAAAACGCTACCTGTATCAATTCCTGAAGTATATGCAAACAAAGTATCTAATGTATTTGGCATGTCACAATTCCATTCGTCTGTCCATGTTGTTCCTAATGTACAAGCGTTTGCAATTGTTTGATTTGTTCCTGTTGCACCAATTAATGCTTGAAACTCAGTTGAGTTTATCATGTTACTTACGCTAGTGTAATTTGTAGCCAAAGTAAACGTAAAGCTCATTGCAACATTAGTAACCGTAGAACTAGGAGCTGTACCACCACTAAAACTATCATGAGTAAATGTAATATCAAATGTTAATTGTGCACCTGCTTTTAAATCTAAACCACTTAAATCTAAAGTTGTAATAGCCTGTGATATAGTAACCGAACTATCTATAGTATATGTTCCATCAGTAAATGTTGGTGTAATCTCTTCAACGCCAATACTTCCTGAAATTAATGTAGGTGTGTATGAAAAATTACATATGTCGTTGTTTACATCAACTAAGTTGTATCCTTCATAATAATTACCATACGTCAAGCGATTACCTATTAATGTTTGTGCTTTTGCAATCAAAGGAACATTATCATACAAACGTCCTAATTGGTCTGAAGGTAATACAGTAAATATTTGATTAGAATCAAATATTAGGTCTACATCTTCATTGTCATTATATCCTTCTTGTAATTTTACAAATTTATCTATTACATTAATAAATGTACTTCCTGATTCTTTAAATAATACTTCTATTGATTTTACTAATGAACTTCCTGTATTAAATGTAATATTAACAGTATTTCTATTGTTAATCATACCATCATTCAATATATCACCGTTTAATAAAAAACCTTTAGGTAAAAACGCAGGTTTAGACCATTGAGATGTTGCTGAATAATCATCATCTTGATATTCATATCTATACGCAAAACACAAAAATTTATCTTCTAAATAATTATTACTTGCTTGACTTTGTATTAAAGATATAGATGGACTTGCAATAGGTGGTTTTTTAATAACCAATATTGATTCACCACTAAATACATCTACATTACTGAAAGGATTTTCATAATTTCTTTTTACATTAAAAAATCTTGGAGGATTAATGTTATCTGTAAAAAATATTAAATTTTCTACTTTGTTAATTCCTGTAATTAAATTAGCCGGATTAAAATTTAATGTAGTATTAACATTGAGACCATCATTCATACTAACAATGTGATATGTTGTTGCATTGTTTAACTCATCAAACGAAACTATCATATCTATTTTTCCTGTAGCACCTACAGTATATGCAGGGTCATGAACGAAAAAATAAATAGTTTCTTCTGCACCATCTTGAAAAGCTCCAATACATCTTGCTGATGCACTTAAAGCTGTTCCGTTAAATGTTAATGTAGTAAGTTGTGTATTACCTTTTGAATTTTCTACTGAACCTATTTCGGAAGCTTCGGTTGAACCAAGTCTTACGTTTAATGCGTCAATATACTGTCCATTTGGAATTAAGCGTTCATCAACGCTTTTATTCATTTTACCTTGTATAAAATTTCTTTGAGTAGTAGCCATATATTACTTTATCCATTTATCTTGACCTCTCATGTTTTGTATAAGACGACCCGGATGAATATTACTTAATCTAATTTTAGCATTTCTTAATAAAGCACTTTTGTTTTTCTTAGCTCTATTAACAACATATTCTTGAACGCCTAATTTACTATTTAATATTGCATATTGTATATATGCATAAACATAATCTTCAAACATTTTATTAACTTCAACTTTACTATCATCACCGCCTTCCATACCATCAGATATATATTCTAAAATACATAATTCATTGTTCATAGCTGAACTAAAATTAATAACACCTGCTTTTTTATCTATACGAAAAGTTGGATTTGCATTAGCTGTTTCTGTGTTTAACCCCCATGACGCACCAATACCCATATCAAAATACCACGCACCATCTATATTAAAACCCATCTGACCATTAAATGGAGAGTTTTGTTGTATATACATAGTTCTTTGTCTGCTAGCTAATCTTTCTTTTGTAAACTCTGAATTCTCAGGCTTTAAAATATTACCATTTTGGTCAAACAATATGTTGGAATTATTATCTTGAAGATAAGCTGATGCACTATTTATTTGTACGTTTTCTTGTAATGGTCTTAAAAGACCACCTTTTGATAAAGATACTCTAACCCAATTTACATAATCCGATGGAAGCACAAACCTTAATTGGTCACCTATTTGTAATTCTAAAGCTTTTACCTCTTGAAATGCATCGTAGTTTAATTCCATCACAGCTCTCTTAGCATGAAATAATATTTTGTATCTTTCTTCGTTATTTACTAAAGAATGATTTCCATCATACATTAATAAAAAATTTGTAACTATATCTGCCAAACTAACATACTGATACGAACCCCAATTAGCATCTTCAGGATTTGTATTGTTGTTTGTGTAATATTGATATTCTGATATATATGCCATTATTGTTCGTCTTGGTTTTCAATTTGTTCTTGTCCTAAAGCGTATTGTACAACTTCAGGTTCTCTTATTTCCATTCCTGCAAATTGTAAAATTTTATTAACTAAGTCTTGAAAGTAATCTAAAGGTAATTCAAAATCTTGATAACTTGCAGTAACACTAAACTGTGGTTGTTGTGCTGCACCTAAAGAAACATATGTCCACATTGGAGTTGCAGGATATCTTATATACTGAGCTTTAACTTGTCCTTGTGCTACTATGGTAGTAGGAAAAACAGTTAAAATACTTCCTTCAGTAGTGTATGCAGGATATGTTGTAGTTGGAGCTGTATATATAGAATTGTTTAGTAAAGTAATTTTGCTTTGACTTACTCTTTCTGCTTCTCCTGTAAAAGTAATACCATTAGCTGCATATACTAAAACTTTATTTACAAAATAATAATCAGACCCTGTAGTGTTCACAGATGGCATTTGATATGTATTGTTAGTACCTGTAGTTAATGCAGCTGTTACTGAAAACATATCTATAACTTCTACTAAACCTTTTTTAATATCAGCGTATCCTGTACCTTGCTGTCTTACATTTTCTTTGTTTATCTGATTGTTATATTGATAAAACACATCTTCAAATAAATCTAATTGAGCTTGTTGTGCATATAAATTAAAATCAGCAGGTGTTAAGTATCCGTAATTATTCTTATTTAATATAGCTAAAACAGCCTCATATACTTGTTGAATCATTTGTAATCTTTTTCACAAAGATAATGAAAAAAAAAAGAGGCTTAATTATTAGCCTCTTCTTAGATTATTTACTTTCTAATCGTTTTTCTAAAAGCTTTAGAGCCTCTATTCCATCGTCAGACTGTAAGAATGAAGCTATTATATACAAAGGGTCTTCACCAAATGGTATAGTTATCATTCTTTTTTTATTAGAGGTTGTATTAAAATGTACATCTCTTTGATTGTTTTTAAATACAAGTAATTTATTATCTATAAATAATTGAACCTTTGATTGTAATTTTAACATTGGGTCGTTAGTCATATTTAATAAATCAGCAGGATGTCTTCTTGCAAATACAAGCATATCTCTTTTTAGTTCGGATGTAGACATTTTAGATATGTCTCCAAATAATACTCTACCAATCATTTCTAATTGTTGCAAAGTCATTTGTCTTGCTAAAATTAACGCATCTACTTCTGCATTCATTATATCAACATCTTCTTGAGCTTCTCTTGCTGTATTTATTTCTTCAAATTGTTTTCCAAAAGCAGGATGCATAGTTAAAAATTGTTGTAATACTTGATTTGTTCTAGATACCGATAACATACCGTCTTCAAATATAACAGGGTCTAAAACCACATTGCCATCTTGTTCATCTATAAATGGAGACTTTTGATTTTTAGCATAACGAAGAGGTCTATTAATACCTTGGTCTTCATCAAAATACATTAAGGGAAATCTTTTACTATGTTGGGATGCCAACATGTATGATAGAGGAGTTTTATCTCCTATTAGCCTGTAGACTTTGTCTACGAATTGTTTTTTATTCATTTGATTATAATTTAATTAAAGTTAAAAAAAAGGGGAGAAATTAATCTCCCCTTAATAATTGTTCTACTTATGCTTGAAATAAGAAGAAATTGTTAGCACCTAAAGTACAAACACATCTTTCAGAAAGGTAGTTTACTGTCATAGCATCTAACTCTTGATTTTGTGCTCCACCTGCTGAACCTGTAATCCAAGACTTGTAACGTCTATCTTCAGTTTCAGAAGCTCTGTATCTAACATGTAAGAAAGGTCTCTTAGCGTTTTTACCAAGTATTTGGTCATAAACAGTAGTTGAACCTGCAGGAACTAAAAGTCCATTGATTGAACCACCTACTAATCCACCTCTCATTGTTGGGTCATTTAGATATTTCCACTCTGATTTGTAAAAGTCATAACCTCTTCTAAATCCTGTGAATCCTAAATTTAACGCCATTTCTTCATCGTTGTCAAATAATCCGTAAGACGAACCACCTGCACCGTAAGAATTTTGAGCTGCTAACATATCATCAATATCAAATGAGAAGTTTCTGTTAACGAAAATTACATTTTCTTCAATAGAACCTTGCTTATCTAATCTTGAAATGATAGTGTCAAAACCTGCTAAATCAACAGGATTTCCTGCACCCCAAACATTTCCTCTATTTTCTACAACGTAGAATACACCTTCAGAACCTTTGTTACCTGCATCAGCGTAAGCAACTTGTGTTGCTGCACCTGAACCTGCTTCAGCCGGAACTGCTTCTACCATAGAAGTTTCTAAGTAATCATCAAAACGTAGTCTTGTTTCATGCTCAGACTTCATGTACCACATGTATCCTGATGCTCCATCTTCAGTAGTAATTTCAATCCATCCAATTTGTGCCATATCAGAACCTGATACTTGGTACTTATCTTTTAAGATAATTGGAGAATTTTCAAAAATGAAGTCAGAAGAAATTAATCCGCCTTCCATTCCTGTAACACCTTTTTTGAATTCAGAACCATAAATAAATACAGATACTGTTCCTGCGTAAGCAGCTAAACCTGCAGCTTCGTAAAAACTAACAGTAAATGAATCAGCTGTTACCGCTGTAATAATTCCTTTGTTAGTTAATGCTGAACCTACTGTATCATCTGATATCATAACCGTTTGACCTTTTCTGAAACCAATCTGTCCTGCTGCTCCTGCGGGAGCTACTGAACCTGATGGTTGTCTAGCCGGGTCAATTTGAGCTGCGGGAACTGTAAAAGTTTCTGCTGTTGCTCCTCCTGCTGCTCCACCTAATGTACACGCTGTATATTTAATGTGAAGTCTTCCTTGTTCTGCCCATTTGATAAGGTCAGAATTTGAAGGCATTTCTGCACCAACCATTCTTAAGAATGATGATACTGTTCTATTACCATATCTCTCAAACTCTTTTTCAAAAGTATCCGGTAGATACTGATTCAAATAGTTAAATTGAGTATTGCTAATATAGTTTGACGACAACGCTACTTGTTGAGCACTTGGCTGCAACTGAAACGTCGGGTTTGCTAATACTGCCATAATTTTTTAATTTTTTTAATTGTTAAACTTTATTTTCTTTTTAAACTTTTAATCCTTAAACCCGAACCTGAGTCCGAATTTAAAGCTCTAACTTTCATGCCTCCCTTCATAGTTGCGACTTCAGGTGTTCTACGAATATTCATATCAACATTTTTTGTTTTACGAACTACTCCTTCTACACCCTCGGACTTACCTTGTTCATAAAAGAACTTGGCAAACTTTTCAGGATTCATTGCAAGTGATAAAGCTCTGTGGTAACCTTTGGCATCTTTCATCATTCCTGTTTCTTCATCCATAAATTTATTTATGAAATTTAAAACATTAGATTGTTTACTTTTTAATTCAGATGCATCACCGGGACTATAGGTAATTTTATTATCGCCTAACTCAAACTCAAAACCTTTGAACTCGTTAGAAAAAACCTCATCAGTTTTTTGTTTAAACCAATCTTGTTTTTTCTTAGTCACTTCCTCATTACTCTTCGCACTTTTCTGCATTTGCTCAAACTCTTCTTTATATTTACTAGCTTCAGAATTTTCAACCTGTCTTGACTCAAGTGGTTGTTTATATTGTTCTTTCTGCTCTGTAAAATATTTTCTAGCTTTTACAACTGCTCTTTTCTTTGCTAACTTTTTTTTCTTAACTGCTTTTTCATCGTCTACATCTTCATCATAAGTATAATCGTCTAATAACGCATCTACATCTTCAGAATCAATAGCTTCATCAGTAGCTAAAAAATACTCTGCCAACAAATTATCAGGCTGCATGGCTTCAAAGTCTCTATTTAAAGAAACATAATCTGCGATACCTCTGCCTGTATCTTTTTTATATTTTAAGAAAGCTGAAACATCTTCCGGTAATTCCGGCTGAACTTCTCTTTCTTGCATTAACTCATCAAATGAATTAATTTCTTTATTATATCTTTCACCTAAATATTTTAATACTGACTCGTCAGTTAACTCTATTTTAGGTTCTTTTTTTTCTTCTTTCTTTTCAAGAACTACTTCTGCTGTTACTCCGTCTACTTCTTTAGCTTTATGAGTATCTAATAATTCTTGTTCTATTTCAGCCTTACCTTTTTCAGGTCCGCTTACTTCTCTTACTTTAATATTTTCTAGATTCATTTGATTCATTTGATTTTATTTTAATTTATACAAAGTTACATAATATATTAGAAAAAATTTGAACCATTATCTAGGGTCAAACTCTGACATATCAAAACCGTCTAAGCTGTCTTCATTTGACTCAAACGATTGAGGTGGTAAATTATTTTTCTTTTGATTTATAAGATTTGATTGTTGAGTATTCTGTTGGCTTATCCTTGCTGCTTTAGAACTTTCTCTTTCTTTTTCTCTAGATGATAATGCTTCTGCATCTACATTTCGTAATTGCATATTCATTTCAAACTCTTTATCCATCAAGCCTGCTTTTAATTCAGCTTCAACTTTTAGTTTTTCAATTTCAAAAGCAACGTCAGCTTGACGATATTGCATCTTGGCTTGTGCTTCCATTTGAATTTTTTGTGTAGCAATCTGTCCTGCCATTTGTTGAGACTTTAAATTTTGAGCTGCAACCATTGCTTGCTTCATAGCTTCTTTTTTATCGTCTTCTTCTTGTTTACGTCTTCTTTTTAATTTCAACAATTGATTAGCTAACTTAATATTTTTTAACTGTCTGATATCAATAGCATCTTCAAGATTAATATCTGACTTAGATAATGCCATTTGAATGTTAGCTTCTAATAAAGCTTTTTGCTCTTCATCAGGAGCTACATTAATAAATATACCAAAGTCATATATATATAAATCTGATATATCTTCTAAAATAGAAACATTAAATTTTCCTATTTGGTTTATAAACTCATCTTTAAAGTCAGAATATTCTAAAACATCTGCAACTCTATAAGATAATGCTTCTGCTAAAGTTCTATATATATATAGACTTGCATCTAAAATATGTCTTGTTGCTGTATTAGAATTTAAAGCAGCTAATTTTTGCACACCAACTAAAGCGTCAGGTGCAGGTGTAGAACCATCTCTAGCCTCATTTAACCCTGTTACTGTTCTAATCATATCCATATAATGATTATAATTAGTAATTAACATTTGCGTTTTACTAGCACCACTATTAGATGTTAATTGTTGAATAGGAACTCTAGCTTGATTAAACTCACCATCTTGAGTATAACTTCTACCTACAACACTACCTGTTTGAAAATACAAACGTAAAGCGTCTTCAGGATTATAAGCATTTCCTGTACCTAAATCAACTTCATTTAATCCATCAGCATCAATAAACACACCGTCAGGAACAACTTTAGCTATTACCTGTTGTAATTTTAAATGAGTTATTTGTATTAAATCAGCAAATGGTATCATTCTTCTGCATAGAGATTCTATAGAACCCTTATACATTCTTGGAGCTACAGCAACATAATTTGGTATAGCATGTTGCGATGCTGACTTTGGACGAACCATGTTTTTAGATAGCTCCCACTTTAATATAAAGTTAGTACCCATAACCATAACGCCTTCGTACCAAACATCAATTCTTTTGCTAACTTTTTCAAAATTTCCATCTTCCATTACATCTTCAGGAGGATTAAATTCATCATTTTTTTCTATAACTTTACTACCACCTCCCTCATATTTTTTCTTTTTATAAACAAACTCTTTAGTTGTTTTATAATTAAAATACATTAAGGTTGCAGTATCTCTATAAAATATACTATTTTGAAAATATTGTGCAGTATTAAAATAATCATACCAACTTTGACTGTACTTGCTTATTTCTTCTAAATCATCAGTAGTTAAAGTAGGTTGTATTTTTATTAACTCAGTAATTGGAACAGTTTTAATTTCTCCCCAATAAAAGCAATCTTTAAAATGTTTATCTTCAGTATAACTGTAAACTACATTTGCAGGGTCTACATATTTAACTTGAACACCTGAACCTAATAAAAATTCATGTTTTGCAACACCAATTCCTAAAACAGTAATATCATAATCTATTTGCTTTCTAATATCATCATAATGATTGTCTTGAAACAAAGTATTAATAGCTTCTTCTTCAGCTATTTCAATAGCCGGTTTATAATTTAACTGCATATATAATGACAGTTCTTCATCAGTAGTTGGTAAACTATCAGCATTAACAATAAAAGGGTCTACATCAAAATCTTTTTGTATGTTTTCTAATATGTCTTTTGAAGCCATTTGTCCTTCAACTACATCTTGATATTTACTTCTTTTTTGTTGTGACATTGCATCTTGTGCATATGCTTCAACTTTAAATAATCTATCTGACATTCCATTAACAACTATGTCTACAAATTTTGGTATAACAGGTACAATTGACCAATCTAAATTTAAATAACTTAAATCACCATCAATTGCTAGTTCATTTTTATATTTTCCTATTGACTGTTCACCTCTTGCATATAATCTTAATCGGTTAAACATTTGCCATTGACTATAGTATCTACAGCCTACTCCGTCTTTTCTAAACCACTCGTATTGAATAGCCTGCCCTATTTGTAATCCAAAAGTATCAGTTTCTTTTTCGGCATCTGTAACAAATTGACTAGGAAATCCTGCGGAGGTTATATCTATATTAATTTCTTTCATTTACAATATTTCGCTAATAGTTCCTGTGTTAGTGTATCTTGCAAAGTTAATGCTTATTTTTGACTCTTTTTTGATTGGTAAATATAAGTGTTTTTGATTAGCCATAATTGCTAACCCTGAACTTATAGTAGCATCGTATTTAGTTCTATTGCTTATATCAAACTTTGCCCAATCCTCTAATGTTCTTGTAAAGTACATAGTACCCATGTCATCTGAGTCTCTAAAAGACTCTTCTAAATCTAATCCTACATGTTTTTCTATGTAAGATTCAACTGCTGAAGCATGAGATTGTTTTACATCTTCACTTGAATTAGGTATACCTCCTAACTCCCTTTCAGTTTTAGATAATTTATTAAAAACCTTATCAGGTCTATTCATACTAAAACCTCTATATCCTCTATTTTTAAAATGGTATAATAATCTTGGTTTATTATTTTCACATAATATAGGCATGCCATAAAATACACATGCCATCAAAACTTCTTCAAAAAATATTTCTGCTGTCTGAGGTCTTGCTACATACTCTAAAAAAAACTCATTACTTGGTGCATCGTCCATATTAAATTTTGTCATTCCATGTAAAGCACCATTAGAACCTCCTCCTCCTACAACTCCTGATATATCATAACTATCACATCCAAAAGACCCA